TATCAGAAAATATCGATGTAGAATTTAACGACGAGGACGCTGACCGATTCTGTAAATTACAGGTATATCAGACAGCGAAAGATACTCCCGCTAAAGCTAGAGCAATATCTGCATGTATGCGATGATACCAACACTCTACACAGCAGATAGAGCAACAGAACAATCAAATAAACGATACAGGTGCGATGTCATGAGCAAATAAGCAAATAGTAGCGAATACTTGAAGACAACAACTGTATCAGCCAATGTAAAAGTTTTTAATCTTTAATTATTATAGACATGGCAAATTACGACGTGGATATGAAAATCGTGACTCCTGACGATATTCATAGCAAAGTATTTAAGCTCAAAGGAGATTATCTAGATTTCTGCATAGCAATAGCAGAACTTAGAGAAATTATAGATCTATGATGGAGTAAAATCAAAAGAGATCTAGTATATGCAGGAGTAATCAAAGAAGATACTCCAGTAGACGAAATCGATGAGGCAATGGTACGCTGACTATCAAAAAAGCAGAAAGAAGACCTTGCTAAACGACATGAAGAAAATGAGTGATCTGCATGATGAGCAGAACAATACGAAAGAGAAATAGTACAAAGCTATACATATATGAGGCAACTTGAACAAGAACTAAAGCAGTACAATGAAACAGTAGGAAAAATTATCCAAAGAATCAATTATTTTAATACTTTAACTAAATAAACATGACAGCAAAAAAAGTAAAAGAGGAAAACCTCGAACCAGTAGAAGAAACTACTGAAGCTACAGAAACTCCAGAAGTGGAAAATGAAGAAGTAGCACCTACTCCAGTGGAAGAAACTCCAGCTGAAGAACCTACTCCTGTAGAGGAAGAAGTAAAGTCTGAATTGACAGACGAGGAAAATGTGGAGATTGCTCCAGAGCCAGCTCCAGTTGAGCCAGAGCCAGTAGCTGAACCAGTAGAAGAAACTAAGGAAGAACAAGTATCTACTGAAAGTGTAGAAGAAGAATACAAACAATTCTCTACAATTACAGCTCCTGAAGAAATCAGAAATATTATCGAATTTTACTGAGTGACAAGTAAGGACTTGTACAATGGAAATGTAGATAATATGTGACTCAAAAAGGACGAACTAAAAGCTCTAAAAGAATGGTATGCAACATTAGCATAGTTTTATCATTTATAGTTAAAAGACATGGACTTGATAGACGCAATGTATGCGAATGAAATGCAGAAGACAGAAATGAGTCACTCGACTTATATCTTTCAAATGCAGAATAACGCAAAAAATGATCCATATATTACAGAAAATGCTCGAAAGTACGAAGTATATATGTGGCTCAGAGAACTAGGAAAAAGGATTCCAGATGTATCTGAGGAAGATATAGAAAAGAAAGCAAGCACCATAACAAAACAGGATCAGAGAGAATGGTGGCTATATGCACGAGCATTGATTGTATCTGAGTTCTACTGACTACCTCCACGTATGGCATACGATAGAGATAGTTATGACTGAGTACCTGATGATAAATTTAGGATGATACAGAGATACGGTAGAGTATCTGACGCATACTATAAGTATCAAATACAGGAGCAAGGAGAACTAACTCCTGATGGGAAAATCAAACAGCTAGAGCCAGTAAAAGATAATGAGATAAACAAGGTAGATATAGATACTACTGATATGGAGATAGAGGAGCGAAATAAAATATTACAACGTCTAGAAAATATGCTCGAAAATGAAAGAGATGAGGAAAAGAGAGCTGGTATCGAAAGAGATATCGAAAGAGCAAAAAAAGCACTCAAAGATTTATCCTCTAAGTAGCATGACATGGAGCGAACAGAAAACGATAAATTACAACTCAAAAAATTATTAGCGAGCGAATGATGGAAGATACTGGAGAGTATCGTAAACGATAGGATAGCAATGTATGACAAGCAAATCCTAAATAGTGTGAAAGATTATACAAATATCAGAGATCAGAAATATGATGAGCTGAATGTAATCTGAGCACTAAAACAATGAATGAGTCTAGTACTCAAAGCTCCATACGAGATTCTGAACAGAGAAGCTGAAGATGGTCTAGTGGAGCAAATGAATGAGAAGTACAGACAAGATGTGAAAAAATTAGAGAGGTAATACTCTCTTATCCATAGCCAGACTCCCATGTCACTGGTTATGGAAAAGAGCGTATTGTCTACAGCGTACGGACATTAGATCTGTTGCTGACGCAATAATAGCTGGGAATTTGTGACGCTTACCCCTCAAAAAGCTATAGGCGACAAGAAATACGCCGTGATTTATTTCTTATACTATTATGACATGACAGACAAGGAAATGAGCTCAGATGAGCTAATGACTGAACTCCAGTGAAGAAATGATTTATCTTCTCTAGTGAATGGAGATGGACAGGCAACTTCTGAAATGACAGGAGAAACTGGCAACCAAACACAAGAGGAATCAGAAGCTACAACGTCTGATGAATCTAAAACTCAGGAGGACTGAGAAAAAAAGGAGGAGAAAAAATCTAATTTCCAAAAAGCGATGGAGAAGAAAAACAGAACTATCGCAGAAAAGGACGAATTGATTGCTAGTAAAGATCAAAGGATTGCTGACCTTGAAAAGCAACTAAAAGAAGCTCAGGAAAGAGATGATTATGAGGACATTGATGAGAAAGAGGAAGAAATCCAATCTCTCAAAAACGACCTCTCCTATGAGAGAAATCGTAGAAATGAAATCAAATCAGAAAAATCTCGTATGAGAGAGTGACTCTTAGGACAGATGATGGATGAGATGAATATCTCAGCAGAATCTCAGAACGCTATAAAGGAAATGGCAAAACAAGACGCTTACAAAGATCTAGAGCCAGAAGACATTATATCATTGTACAATGGTAAAGTCTGAGTGGAATACGATCAGCATGAGATGAATAAAAGGGCTGGGGGTACAAGTGTGTTATGAGATAATAGACAAATAAGCTCTAACACCATAGAAAATATGGGTACTAAAGAAATGGAGCAAGAACTCACCAGACAAATCAAGAGTGGAAATAGTCCATTCTAAGAATTAGATTGAGTCTGGGGAGTAAAATAATTCTATTTATCCTTAAACTCAATTTTAACCATGATGCAAACAAGCAACATTCAAGCAAGTGGAACAACTGACTTATTTCACAAATACTTGAATAAAAAGTTCTTGGAGAACTTAGAACCAAATTTAGTTTTCTGGAAATTCGGTAAAGGACCTGTAAGCCAGAAATGATACTCAGCAGTACAATGGGCTAGAATGTCTAAATCTACTGCTAGTGCTAGTAGCTCTATCATTACTGAGGGAACTACTCCATCTTTCACTGACCTAGACATCAGTACTATCAGCGTGTCTTGTACTCAATACGGACAATTAGCAAAGATAACTGATATCTTGGAAGATACTACTTTATTGAACGTAGTAGGACAAGCTATGATCGAATTAGCTCATAACGCTAGTAGAATCATGGACGAAGTAGTACAGAGCAACTTGCTTACTAACTGAACTAACGTAATATACGCTGGATCAGCTACTTCACGTGCTACAATCGCAGCCACTGATACTATGAAGACTACTCAGATCAATAAAGCTAGAGCTTTCTTATCTACTAAAGGTGCTAAACCATTCGCTGGTGGATACATCGGTATCATGCACCCTAACGTATCTTACGATATGAGAGAACAAGTAGGAGGAAACGCTTGGGTAGAAGTAAAGAAATATACTGATCTCGTAAAAGATATCGTAGCTGGAGAAATCGGAACTCTTATGTGAGTAAGAATAATCGAGTCTAGCTTCGTAAAGACAGTATCATCTACTGTGACTGTATATCCAACTTTCGTATTTGGAGAATGAGCATACGGAACATCTCAATTACAAGCATACGAAACAACATTCATCTCTAGAAACAACAAAGACAGCTATAATCCATTAGGATTATTCTCTATTGTTGGATGGAAGATGGCTATTGCTTCTATTATCTTGCAACAAGACGCTCTTGTAAGAATCGAATCTGCAAGTACATTATCTTACTCTTGGTAGTAAGAACCTAAAGAGGAGGTGCGAGCTTCCTCTTTATCTCGTATTATCAGGAATTTTATTTCTAACAAAATATACATCATGGCTACTATGAGCACAAGATTTAATGAGTGGAGAACGTCTAGGACTAGATGAGCCAAACAAATTACAGACTCTCTAGGAGCAATCTGGATGAAAGAGGGATACAATGAGCTAAAGAAAAAGCTAATCAGTATCTGAAGAAATAATCTTTTTGCAGACCAGATAGCAATCAAAACGACAGCATGAAATAATACATATTCACTACCATTCAATACATCATGATTCAAAGATTTTGTATCAGTGATACAATTAGAAGTAGCGTACAGATTAGATCCACGTACAAATCTACCAGTATATCATGTAGCTGAGCAAGTACTAGCTGAGAATCGTAGCGATGAAAGATGGGAAGAACAACCAGAAACTAAACCTAGATATGAATTTTATGGGAAAAATCAGATAGTGATATTTCCTACTCCTGAAATCTCTCTAAATCAGTCTGGAAAAGAGGGAATCAAACTCAGATACAACTACTGGGAAGAAGATATCCAATGATCTACTACTGATAGTACTCTCAAAGTACCATACTATCTATTAGATACACTGGACGCATATCTAGACTACAGACTCAAACGACACGAAACAGATAGACCAAACGCTCAGATAGAGTATGAAATGTGGGAAAAGGAAATCTTAACCGCTCTATGAATGCTAAATAATAGAGATACAAGACCAGTAAATGAAGAATTTTTGGATGTAAGATTTTTACAATAATAATAGATAAAAGACATGAGCTTACCTGATGGAGTAATAAGAGAAAGAACTCGACAATACGGAATAACTGATGATCCATTTGTAGGATTAGCTGGAAGTTTTCAGTATGCTGAAAATCTAAACGTATTTGATGATCCTAGAGGTATAAAATTGACTACTAACTGGAGGAAAAGTTCGAGCTATAAGTCTTGTAAATTAGTGAGTGCTGGAAATTATCTAATAAGGATACCAGAATCTGGTAATGTACAGAGAGTAGATCCAGCGAGCCGACCAAATGGAACAACTATATGAACTATAAGCACCAGTATGATACCATACGACGCTGTAATATTTAATGACGCAGTAGCTGTGATTGCTCATAAAAGCAATAATATAGCACAAGTATTCTTCTATGATATAAAATGATGACCTCAACATGATAGTATACCAGTAGATAATACGTGAGATACTCCAATAATAATGTGAATAAATACTCCATCTTATTGTAGCTGTATAGCAAACTTCAATAACTCTATGCTTCTTGTGGGAAATGGAAACTATCTACGATGATATAATCCAGCTGATGATACATGAAGTGTATATGCTAGTTGATGGAAAGTATTAAAAGAATATAGCGGAAATTGTGATATTGTAGATATATCTCCTAAAGCCGACTATGTAGAAATATTTATAGAGGATGGATACTGAAATACAAAAATACACTACTATCCATGAATATTTGACATGGAAGACAGCGGACTGATGAAAAGTGTAAACTTACCAAACACAAGAATACAGAGAGTATACCCACACATGACAAAGGAGATGGTAGCAATATCTCTAGATGGAAGTAATAATAATGTATCCCTAAGAGAGATATTATGATATGAAACATATCCAGTAATGAGAAGTCACAGAGCTGGATTGAGTCCATTAGATGTACAACATAAACTAGGATTCTTTACGTGACCGTGTAGTGAAGATATGGCTTTCTATGATGGTAGAGCATATATAGCAGATGTAGAGGGAATCTGGGAGTTTAATCGATACCATCCAGATAAAATGCCAGTGGGTAATTTGAGATGGAAATTTAATGATGAAAGCGATAATCAAACTCCTAAATGACTAGCAGTAGCCAAAGATTTTATTTTTGCTAGTTATGATGACTGAGAATATTGTGCTAGAATATATGATACCGCAAATCCTGCTGGATATGCAGAACAAGGTACTCTAGTATCTAGAGCTATCGAAACTGAATACGGTGGAGAATTTACAAAGGAGCTAGTAAAATGGATGGTACAATTTGAGATGAATAATCTCACAACATGAAACGGTAAAATAGATATATACGCATGCTGAAATAGAGAGCGAAATAGTCTAGATGATACCGCATGGAAACATATAGCACGTATCACTCAAAGCGACGCTGATTTCTGATCTGCTAGTAGTGGATGATGATATAGTGTATGAACATGTGTACATCGATTCGATAACGGATGAGATTATACTTTCATGCAAGACCGACAAGTAATAGAGTATAAGGTAGTAATCACTAGATGAACTGAAGATGACGCAAGCCCAGTATTACGTAGTCTACTATTCGACTACCGTATAAAAGAAAAGACAAATTACTTTTAATCCATAATAGATAGCAAAAATGGAAGAAAAAAAACTTACCATTCCTACGTGAAAAATAGAAGACACTCTAGGATGATGACAAACTGGAGGAAATTTCTATTTTGGAGATAACGAGAAGCAAGGAAAACTAAACGCTCAGGTATGAACATGAGCGATGGCTGGGATACCAAAAATAGAAACTCCTGCTCAGCAAGAACAGCAAACTGGGAAAAGATTTGATCTACAACATAAAAGTATAGAACTACCAGAAAAACAAACAACTCAGCAAGAAGCTCCTGCTACAAACACTAATACATGATCTACAGCAAAAACATGAGCAAAAAATACAACGGTAAAAACACAGCAAACAACGCAACCTGAATGATTCCGAGAGAATGGTGTACGATATAAGGACGCAACAGATAGAAACGCAAAGACAAATTGAGCAGAATTTGGATGACTACAGAACGCTCTACCAAAAGAAGAAACTACAGTAGAGGAAAAGGTAGAAGAAAAGACAGAAGAACCAGCATGACAGGACGTAAACGTAAATACATTCTTACAATGATCTACGACTGAATTATTTGGAAAGATGATATCATGAGCTGATACTGCTCCATACGACCATAATTCAATAGAATGGAAGAAAGCAGAAGCAAGGCTAGCACAA